TGCTTTGAATATCAATAATGACAATGGTAAAAATTTCATTAATTATTTTCCTTATTTTTAGGAATAGCTACAAGCTTACAAGATTGATCTCTAGGCAAAGATTTTTCACAAGGTTCAAGTATTCGATCGACAAATGCATTATTTGTCCATTGTGTAGTACTGCACCAAATAACATTCCAAAGAAAATTCCAAAGACTACTTCTATAGATAATTTCATTTCTTAAGGTCCAAAAATGAAAACATTTTCTGTATTTATGAACCTTTATAGATGTGTAGCTATATGTAATATATACCTAAGATGTGTGCAATAAAAAAGGGACGAGAAAATAATCTAAAATGAGAGGAGGAAAAGCATTTTAGAGAGATCTTAATCTCAGTTCTCGTCCCTATGGTGCATCAGGTCAATTCGACGCTAAGAAGGACACAACATGTATACCAGTGTAAAATAGAATCTTTTTAAAATCAAGTTTTCTTAGAATGTAATACGATAAAATGATTATCATCTGCAAATGAACAAGCAGTTTGTATGTTTGGGTAACTTTTATATTGTAAGCAACTAGGAGAATTAGAATCATAATTCTTAAGTTCAGGATCACTGGTAGTGCCTATTGATAATACGTTATTTCCATTTAGAGCACCTAAATGTTCCATATTTTGGTAAAAGTACACCTTGGTTTTTTTACAATCTTTTATTGCTCGTATAAGTTTATTAAATGCCTTATTTTGTGCATCTGTTAGTTGTATTGCTTCTTGATAATCGTCTTGTAAAGATAACTAATCTCCTAATTGTAAATTTTGCTTCATCCAAAGTTTAGATTTTAAGATTTTTAAGGCAGCTTCCTTTTGTTTATGAAAAGATCTACTGTAGTTAAAATCCACTACAACAGTTATACCTGTAGGTATGTGAATTGATTCTAGTTTCAGATTCTTTTTGGTTTAGAATCAATTCACACCTTTACTTTTACAATAACATGTGTAGTTATAGAAATTTCATCTCGTCCCATTCGTTCTCTGTGGACAAGTTCTATTTCTTGAACTTTACATGTGGTATTTGTTTCAAAGGTATAAATTGCATCTCCGATTTCTTGAGTCAATAAAATCTTTGCTTGTTTGATTTCTTTAATGTTCATTAAAAATAGAATCCTCTAAATGACGGATTTCTTCTTCCGCTCCTAAGAGCGTTGTGCAAAGTACGTCAATCCAATTGAACAATTCTTTGGCACTACGATTTTGTAAAAGTAAAGACCTTTCATTATCCGTAAGGTATTCCACTTCGACAGATTTCCATTTGCCATCTCTTTTTACACGTAAGTATGCACCAGTCATTTTTTTGGCCTGTATTTTTCTGTAGCTTCCCATTTTGTACCGTGCAATACAAATACTCGTCCACAGTACTCACAAATGTCCGTGTCTCTTTCTTTAGGCTTTATAAAAACTTTCCATGTTCCATATCCATCACGAGTTCCACCTATAGATGCTAGACAACATCTAAGCACACCTGCTGATTGAATTGTAATCATGTCTTTTTTACTTTAGGATGATGACGTTTGCCACATTTTGAGCAATAAAATTTTGGTGCTTTGTTTTTACGATATCTAGGTATAAAGGTACCTGATTTACATTCATTACATTTCATTGTGAGCTCCTTTAATTTCTATGTAGTCTGTTTTGTAAGTTACGGAGTTTACGTGCTCGGTTTGCACAAGGTTTTAAATGGTCTGATTTCCATGCTATATAAATTTTATTTTTCCATATTTTACATATACATGTTGGTTTAGAAAGTTTTTCTAAAAATGTGTAATAGGTAGAAAGATAGGTACCAGATTCTTCTAGGACAATTTCCCAAGGTATTCCTGTCCTGCCAGATTTAAATTTCATTTTTTTCTATTTTGTAAAGATAAGAATATGTTATGAAAATGCCGTATACGGGCTCGATTCCATTGTAACCTGCATTACACCTACTTGTAGAATATTTAGAAAAAATAACTTTATTCTTCATAGGTTGAATTAAATCTATAACATAGTCAGGATATTTTAATTGCCATTCTTCAAAAGAAGATTGTGTACCAAAATGCTCAAAACCTCGTAAAGTTTTAAAAAGACTCATTTGTTTAAAAGATCTATGTCTTCTTCATTAAAAATATCTAAGATTCCACCAATCCAAAGTATACCTAAAATTGTTCCTACAATCCCCCATGCCCATCCTGGTGCATTGAAATGTTCGAGTAATAGATACATTACCAATGTAATTGTTAAAGGTGGACGGATAGGTAGATTGTTACGTTTTATGACTTTCCGTTTTTTCATATAAAAACCTTTGTAAATATTTATTTGAATAAATCTTTAGCTAGTACTGACAGAACAGAATAGGTAGCCAAAGGTAATGATATTAAAAATGTAGTAAGTAATATTTTATCCATAAAATCATCACTTTTAAAAAGAGCAGTAATCGAAAGGACTAAAAAGATAGAAGAGATATTCCAGTAATAATATAATTATTATAAGGTATTAAAAATTCTGCAAATTCTTTCATTCTGAAATATCTTCTATTTTAAATAGTATTCTATGTAAAGGACAATACACAGCAGTAGCGTAAGGGCGTGAGTGCTTATATTTTTGTAGGGGTAATACTAAGTAGGATAAAGGAACTTCTTTGACTGTATGAACCACTGTGTGTTTGTCATCCAGATAACTAATATCAGCTACTAAATTGGAAGTGCAAAAAGGACATTCTGTAGTTTTAAACATCTTTTATTTTCCAACAAGGGACTACTGTTTTTTTACAATCTTTACAAAAACCTTCTACAGGTGCAAAGTCTATTGGGTTGACAAATATCACATGTACATTATCATGAGGACATTGAGGTTGAGTATGTGTTATATAAGAACGTAGTTTATTTAACCAAGAATTAAGTGTAGTCATTTGTAAGTTCTTTTACAATTGAAATTATATTTTCTACTGTAAGATTTCTTGATAATTCATCAAATTCAGTAAGATCTATATCAAAAATTTCTTCTAATTCCATTATAAGTTCTACTGCATCTAAAGAGTCCATATTGAAATTTTCGTAAAGACCGTCAGTAAGTTTTAAATCTTCCCATGTTAGATGTATATTATCTTTTTTAGGAGCAAGCATAGAACAAATAGCTTGTTTTACGAGTTTTTCAATTTTTTTAGTTTTCATCTTTTGATACCTTATCTAACATTGGACTTTCAAGAACAGTCATTGCTTTGCGAAGCACCGTAACTTCCTTGTGGAGTTGAATGTTTTCGATTTCTAGATTTTTTAAATATTCTGAAAATCGATCAAAACTGTCTTTTAATTCAGTGTGTTCAACAAAATTTCGTACGTCAAAATAATCATCATCAATGCTCATGTTTAGTATCTACCCAATGCCAAGTCCAAAGTAATAAACAAAGTGTCCAAATAGATTTTGGTTTTACATGTGTTCCCATGTTTGTTCTCCATATACCTATACCAAATCCTCCAAGATAAGGGCCAGTGATTCTAATGTTTGTATTTAATATTTTCATTTATAGTACTCTTTTACAAAATAAAGTAATGTGTCATCCCAATAGGCTCTATTCACTTTTGCAGGTAAAGAAGATAATGTTGCTAATTGTTCAACTTCATCCATAAGATTTTCTAATACAATATTTACTTCTGTTAAATAATCTAGTTGTCCTAATTTTACTTGTTTAAGATATTCTGCATCTTTTAAAGGAAATGTGATTGTACCATCAGTCAAAAGTTCTTTTACTTGGTATGCAGCTCTTAAAGCATGAGAAATAGCTTTCCAATCTATACCTTTGTTCTCAGCAGCAAGTTTAGCTCTTGCTCCGTAATCTTTTTCAAATTTGGAAAGAGCATTGTACACATCTTCTATTTTTACAGATTCTAAAAACTTCTTACCTACTACTTGATATATGCGAAATTTATTGGTGTCTAAAGGATTTGGATCTAGGAAATGGATATGTTCGCCTGTAGGTAACGCATCCCAAATGTCTCGAAGCTTTGTAAAGGAATCTAAAATTTCTAAATGTTCAAGTACCATTCTTACAGAATTTAATCTGCTACCTTTGATTCCGTACTTCGAGGCTTGACGACGAGCGTATCCAATAAATGCAGAAAGATTTTTAGTATAAAAAAGATGTCGGAGTTGCACCAAGTGTTTCCAAATAGGACTTGTTTCGATAATCATATCATCAGGTGCATGGAGCATGTCTAATGCTACTGTCTGACCTTGACAGGCAAGTTCTATAAAGTAATGTAAGGAAAAGAATTCTAAATCTACATCTACTGTTGTATTTTTGGAATGGTCTTTTCCTGTAGAAGTAGTTACATTTTTTTGAATTCTTCCTAACAGGATCTTGTTGTAAGAGGGCATAAAAACACCTTTATAATCCATATCAGATTTAGGTGTGTCTAATCCGTATAAATGAGATCCAAAAATCATTTTTACGATAGTTTCCATGCTTTAATACTCTTTATTAATTTTATACTTTATATATTATATAATATACCGTAATTAAAATATAGTTATTTTGTTTGAAGTTTAAATAATTCTTGTATGGTAGGGTGCATAAATAATTTGTCATCCATTACAAAGACACATGCTTCTTCTCCAAAAAATTCTTTTAAAAACAAATTAAATTGTTCTCGGAATGCGTCTGGTACTTGAACTTTTGGAGAGAGTTCTATTTTATTTTTAGTAGCAGGTAAATACTGATTTGCATGGATAGGTATGCCGTGGTAGCGATTAAAAGGTTCATACATAGATGTAGAATTATTATTCATATTTTAAAATGTCTCCAAGGACTTTTCTTTTTACCTAGTTTTGCTGCACTTGTTTTAGATGCTGGAATTTTATTTTTAGCGTACTCTTCACCGTGGGTTCTTATCCATACATTTATAGTGTTGACACCTACACCTTTCTTTTTAGCTAAAATTCTTTTTTCCTCTGGTGTCATAATATTGTATCTCTTAGTATGATAGGTTTTGTAGGAGAGCTGGTATGTGAGAGTAATTGGTTTTCAATTTCGATTAACTCTGCCATTGCATAGTAGGCTAAAAATAAATAAAAATCTGTATCTGATAAATTATTTTGAATGATAGATTTGTTTACAGCATGTACCAATGGATGGGTCTCGTCTAAAATTGCAAATTTTGCTTCTATAAAAGATTTAGGATTTTTATGGAAGGATTCCTTTTCATGTTTTGTTACTGGTTTTATTTGAGGGTACATTACTAAAGTATTTAAGTTTCGTTTCTTTTTGTCAATTTTCTTCTTGCATTTTTTTCTGCTCCGAAGAATCCTGGGTTTTCTTTTTCAAACCAAGCTGCATCACAACAAAGATTTAAACCTTGTTTATTTTTTGCACAAACCCACCAGCCTGTTTGGCAACCTTTTCCCTTCCACTCGATAGAGGTTATTTTTCTACATTCTTTGAGTTTGTTAGATCCGTAAGAATAAAAATCTGTTAATACGGAATCTCCTATTTCAAAAGGAGGTTCATTAGGATAATTTATAATTTTCATATTAAAATTTTAAATAAATGGTTGACACCAAAAATAATTCTGTTAAATTAGCCATACTGCTTTTAAGGAGCATTGGAAAACAGGTACCGTTCAAAAGATGGGAACAATTTTCCAACTACTTGGTAATTGACGATGAGACGCTACGCGCCACATAATAACTGAACAGGTATGCTAGACGCAAGAACATCTCTTCGGGGATAATAGATTGTTTGATAGCCATTGTGATTGATGTGTATAAAGCTAGTCTGTAAGGAACAGCAAACCATAATCGGTGCAGTCCTTCTTTTAAATAGTACGAATAGACCTGCTTAGGCAGGTTTATTTTTGGGTAACTTTTTTTAAAAGATGATGCTTGCTACCTATTGCACCTAAACAAAGTCTTCCTGTAATGTCTTTAGTTATTAGATAATATTTTTTGGGATCCTTATCAATAGCTGTAGATTTATCTAATTTACCATTTCTTATCATTTGAATTAGTGCGTTGCGATTAATAATTTCAGGCATTACGCTTTTCCTACAAATGCTGCAGGGTAACCTTTAGGATGTCCTTCACAATCTAGTACAGCAATAAAGTTACTATGCCCATTTACAAGTCCGGGTCTTATTCCTTTTTTTAACATTTCTTCAAATTCTCTAAACACCTCAAACATATAGGAAAGAGATGTTTCGTATTCTCCCTCAGCATAAAATTTACCACTTTGTTTAAAGTATGTCACTTTAATAGTGTATGTTTTCATACGTAACCTAGTATTGCACCTAAAGGAATTACAATTACTCCTACACATCTAAAAATAAACATATTGGTTACAGGATCATTTATCAAGGTTATAATTTCCATAATATTAAGAATCCATCCTACTATTGCTGGAATTCCGATAATTAGAAATAATAAAAACAGATGCCAAATTTTAAAATTATTTTGAGCGTGTCTATACATTTAAAAATTCCTATAAGAAGAGGTTGTAGTTACATGGCTATTTTGTTTATACTATATATAACATACCTAAGATCCTAACTTTAAAAACATGTTCACTTATTCGTTTTATGTAAAGTCTGAGAATGTTGTAGAATTGCAAGTTCAAGGTCCAGATTATGTAGTTCTTACAGATATTTTAAAAGTAAATAAAAAAGATGAAGGTATTTTAGGTACATGTACTTTAGGAAGCACAGTACAGTTAGCAATGATAAGGCAAAATGGTTGTTGGTTATTTGGAATAGGACAAATAGGAAATAAAGTAGGTATCCCAGGTAATTGGGTAATTAACGTTCAACAAGATTATCGAAGTAAGTGCTCCCCCCTTTTAAGAATCTCTTCCTCTTCACCAATATTTATAAAGAAACCAAATGATCAACAAGCAAGTATTGATTTACCAGAAGTTTCAAGAGATCGGGGAACCTCAACCTCCTTTCGTAGGTACGGTTATAGCTGATTATTTAAATCGTTGGGGAATACGATATCAATTATTAGACGGTACATTTATGACAAGAAGAATTAATAAAGCATGTGTATCTTCTAAACCTATAACTGATTATGTAGAAAAAATTCCAATTAAAAAATCTAAAGGTATTAAGAGAACTCATTTAAAAATAAAATCTAGATAATGAAAATGACAAAGATAATAAAAAACGTAGACCTGTTGGAGAACAAGCTGGAGGCCACAAATTAACCGAACAGGAAGTGAGATATATTCGTAAATCATTAAATTCACCTAAAAATTTATCAATAAAATATAATGTTCATACTCATACTATTTATAGAGTATTAAATAGAACACATTGGAGACACATTTAAGATGTATATAATTACTAAACAGTTTAGTCTCTGCTTCGGACACCGGGTGCATAGCCAAACTTTAGATCCTGTTTTAGCATGTACTACCGAGTGTAAATGTCGGCATCTTCATGGCCATCAAGGAGAGATTATTGTTAAGTTAGGTGCTGAGGATTTAAAAGATGGAATGGTTACAGATTTCCATCATTTAAATTGGTTTAAACTGTTTATAGATAAGTATTTTGATCATAAAATGATTTTAGATAGTGCTGATCCTTACTTGCCTATAATGTTAGAAGATTTTCCTATGCCTTTAATAGATGCTGAAACTCAAATTGAAGAATGGGAAAATTATAACTATTCAAATAATAATTTTTTTGTTCCTAATTACACTTCAATTATTGAGTATTCAAGGTTGTTTGTTCCTCAAAAAGCTGCCGTAGCTATTACCGAAATTCTTGAAGGTCTAGTGGTTGTCAATTTTGTTCCCACGTCAGAAAATCTTGCCAAGATGTTTTCTAATATCATTGCTATCAAACTTGAAGAAGAGCTTTCTGTAGAAGATCAAAAACGTATTTGGGTGGTTGCAGTAGAATTTAAAGAGACTCCAAAAACATCTAGTATTTATTCTGGAGGTGCCTAATGCAGTTACATCCTAGAACCAAATATATTGTTCTCGATAATGGAGACGCTCCTACAAGAATTTTATTTGAGGAAGAAGGTTACATGGAACATCAATCGGCGTATGTAGACTGTTTTGACGTAGAAGGTAAATTGTTGCAAAGTCTTAAATTGGAAGGTGACCATTACACAAGCAACTTTTAGAGTTTTAAAATTAAGAACAAGGACAACATAATGTTTGGTGCTAATGGAATTACAAAACCGTCTTACACGCCCTTAGGCAAGCTCTCAGTAAACAGTATATTTAAAACAATACAAGGTGAAGGTCCCTTTGCTGGAACTCCTGCTTTATTTATAAGATTGCAAAATTGTTGTCTTGCTTGTCCTACTTGTGATACAGAATTTGATAAAGGAAATGTATTTGAAATAGATGAACTTGTGGAAGTTTTAAAATCTCAAAAACCTGCAACATTAGATTATACTCGACAATTAGTAGTTATTACAGGAGGTGAACCTTTTATTCAACCTGACCTTCCATATTTGTGTAAATTTCTTATACAAGAGGGCTTTAGAGTTCAAATTGAAACGGCTGGAACTGTTTGGCAACCTTTTTTTCAAGATCTTTTTTCAAATCCTTTTTACAGAAATCATATTACTATTGTATGTAGTCCAAAAACAAAAAAATTGAATACAAAATTAGCTAGATGGATTTATGCCTATAAGTATGTTTTGAGAGCTGATAAGGTATCAACTACAGATGGATTGCCTACAGAACTTATGGGGACTGGACAAGAAGGTCTTACAGCAAGATATTATGATTATGATTCTTTTTATAGTAATCTAGGAATACAAAATATTTTTATCATGCCTTGTGATGAACATGATCCTATTTTAAATGCTATAAATATGTTCTTAGTATCTGAAATTTCACAAAAGTATGGCTATAGAGTTTGTTTACAAATTCATAAGATTTTAGATTTGAATTAAATTTAATTACTGCGAATTTTTTATATATTTGCTATAATGTAAATATAATATTTAATTAAGGAGTTTTCCGATGGAAACAAGATCACGAGTATCATTAAATAGGAAGAAGTTAGATCCTATGATTTCTGTACCTTTTGAAAAAGATGCAAAAGTTCATGCATCAGGATCTCAAGCTTTTTATAAAGCAGACAAATCTAGTAGGAATGATGTTCAACTTACAACCAATCAATTAAGTCGAATGTTCAATGTCACATTGATGACGATTTATAATTGGCGTCTTAATAGAGGTATGCCTTATTACCATTTACCTGGAGGGAAGAAACCACCAGTCCGTTATGATGAAGGATTGATTTTAAATTGGGCAGAGTCTCACGGCATTCCTATTGAACATGACGATTATTTGAAAATTTAACAATAAGGCAAGGTTTGTTCTTTTTAGAGGAGCAAATTTTTTAACTTCTTAGCCCAGTGAGATCCTGCTGAATATACTGGGCATTTATTTTGAGAAGAAGGTGATATGGTTTGGCGACCATCTCTATATACGTCCCGACTTACAGGGACATTACTAGATAAGGAAAGATTATGGTAAAACAAAAGGCTGAAGTCCCTTCGTTGCAAGATTTAGAAACAAAACAATTAACTATAATTGAATTACAAACAGTGGTGCTTCATTTAATCAGATTACATAATAAGTCTCAAAAACATATAGACCAATTGATTATGTCAGGGCAAATTAGAACACCTCGTGAAGCTTTAATGAAGACACCTTTTGATATATGATTGCATTTTGGATATTGGTTGGTATTTGTGTAAGTATGGCAATTGGAGCAGGAGTGTGTGCTGCTTTGGATACAGAAGATCAGATTTTTTACAAATGGTATAAAAGTGCACCAAGTATATTATTTCCAGGAATAATTCTTATTTTTTGGCCTGTGATGGCTTATTTTATGATTAAATATAAACATGATTCCAGCCCAACAAATAAAACAGTTGTTGATAAAACTGACAGCCCAAGAACTTAGAGAAATAGAATTGCTTGCAGAACAGTATAGATCTAGAAAAGGTCTAGGTAAAATGAGAGCAGAGGATGAATTACTGTACACAACATTAATAGAGGTTTTGGCTTATAAAACAAAAACTGTTTATATGCCTTTTCCTATATTTCAAAAAAACCAAATTACTTTATTTAAGAAATTCAAAACCGTATCTTTAGATTTAGATACTTGGATAAAAGACCAGTTTCCTGGTGTTACACGTACACAAAAAAGAAGATTGTATTCGATATTTTCAGAACTTGTAATAGATTTTATAGATTCAGGTCCTATTCCTTTAAGTGTAAAAACAGTGATAAATAGTTTTCAATATTTACCTGGATTAATAGATAAAAGTTTTCCTGGATATTTAGAAGCAGGTCTTTTAGATTCATTGTTAGATGTTAATAATTCTGCAGAGGAATTTGGATGAAAATTACAGAAACAGAAAAATTTATAAGAATTCACGTGGAATGTGGAAAAGAAGAACTTGATCTTAAAAATGAATTTTTTAAAAAGGCTTATGGAGATTTAATTTGGAGATTTGTTAGATCAGGTCCCAAAATTGATAAAGATACATTTAAATGTGTTCCAAATGTATTTTTAAGTGTTCTAGATATCAATGTTCCTCAGGAACATTTGCTTGAATCCCAACAAAATCTTATGCAACGTACATTAGAACAGCTAGAGAAGGATCCCAATTAGGTGGATAAAGGAGAAGCATGTAGTAATAAGCTTCGTAATAGCACATGGCAATAAAATTCGATATTAAAACATTTTATGATAAACGTAGCATTGACTATATCACGAAAGGAGTCAATGTTAAAAAGAATGAGATTAACATTTCATGCCCTTTTTGTAATGAGGAAGGTAATCCTGATCCTAGTTATCATTTAGGAGTAGCTCCTACTACAGGTTTTTGGTCCTGTTGGCGTAATCGCAAACACCATGGAAGGCGTTTGCACAGATTAATAATGAAAGTAGGGCATGTGTCTTATCAAGAAGCCTGCACTATTTTAGGAGAGTTTGATGAATATTTACAAGAAGGTGCATTTGATGCATTAGCATTAGATCCTTCAAAAATATTTGATGACACACCTACATTAGCTAAAAAAGAAAAATTGAAATTACTAAGTGATTTTAGAGTCTTGCAATTAAATTATCCTTCTGCCAGATTATTTATCCAGTATTTAACTAGCAGAGGTTTTCACAGAAACCATTTAGTAGAATTTATAAAAGATTACAATGTGCATTTTTGTATTTCAGGGAAATGGCAAAATAGAATAATTCTTCCTATTACTTTAGATTACGAATTAGTCACTTGGACAGGTAGAGACATTGCTAGAGAGTCTAACTTAAGATACAGATCTTTAAGTGAAGATGAAGGTGCATCAATTTCAATAAAAGATACAGTATTTAATTATGATAAGTTAATTGCTGCACACGGTAATATTTTGTTTGTTACTGAAGGTCCTTTTGATGCAACAAAAATAGATTTTTATGCAAAGAGTATGAATTGTAGAGCTACTTGTTTGTTTAGCAAGGCGTTAAGAGATTCTCAAAGTATTTTGTTATCAGAATTGGCAGAGAATTTTAAAAGACTTGTGTTTTTATTAGATACTACAGAAACTGACACCTCTATGCTTATGGCATCTTCTGTTGCTTATTTAAGGGACAAAGTAGATGTAGCAGAGGTGCCTTCTCCTTTTTCTGATCCTGGAGAGATGACACCTTCTTCGATTTATAAATTAATAAATTCAATTTCGTACAGGTACAATTAATGGATAGTGCAACAATAAGTTTTGGAGTAATCGTCATTATTCTTTTTATCTTTATGCTTTTTGGAAATAGGAAGCCTTAATATGGAACAAAAAGAAAATTTGGTTTTGTGCATAGGAGGACCTTTAGACGGAACTTTTGTGCGTCACTTGAAGTGTGCTCCATTTTTTACTGCACCTTGGCCTACCAATTCTTCAGCAGTACCTTATACTGATGCCAATGCTAATTATGAAGAAAAGGTGTTTAAGGAGTCTTTGTATAAATTAGAGTTTCTTAGATCAAAAATGAGAGAAATAGATTTTTATGATTATAAGGTTTATGTATGCCAAGATGGAGAATTAGATATTATTGAGGAATTAATAAAAGGTTACCGTCGTGCAATTTAAAGAACTTACAATTCAAGGTTTTAAATCTTTCCATAAAAAGAAAACTTTTGTATTTCCTGAAAAAGCAGGATTTTATTTTGTTACAGGTAGAAATGAAGTAGAACCAGAGCTAGAAGCCAACGGCACGGGAAAAACGTCCATGTTCGATGCTCTTGTGTGGTGTCTATACGGGAAAACATGCAGAGGTTTAAGAGCATCTGATATAGGACCTTGGAACAGTAAAGAAAAGTGTGTAGTGACCCTTACAATTGCTCAAAATGAGGGAATTTACACTATATTGCGTAGTTGGAGTCCCAATTCTCTTAAATTAAGAAAAGATAATGGAGAATTTAAGACTATTACACAAGAAGATGTAGAAAAGCTTGTTAAATTGGATTTTGACTCTTTTTTATATGGAATTCTCTTTAGTCAGTTCAAAGATATGTTTTTTGACCTTGATGCTGCTAAAAAGTCAGAATTGTTTTCGTCCATTTTAAATCTTTCAGAATGGGAGGGTTATAGTAAGAAAGCAAAAACTCGTGTAGCTGAGTTAGAAGGGTTTTATCACGATACTAAAGAGTACATTTCAGAACTCAAAGGGCGCTACGATACTTTAAAAGAGCTTGATTTCACTGAAAAGCTTCAAAACTGGGAGGAATCAAGAGATTTTGACTTAAAAGGGCTTGAAATTGAGCAAAAAGAGCTTCAAACCAGCTTAAATCGGCTAAAAATTGATGGAAAACAGCTTATTTCAAGTAAAGAAAAACCATTAAAAATCATCAAAAATTACACAGTATCGTTGGAAGAATGTGAAGAAGTTAGTGTAGAAGTTAATGATCTCTATAGAGACTTGATTGCAGATGAAGCAAGTTGTGATACTTTAGTGGATACATTAGATAAAGAGATCCAAAAGCTCGAAAGTGTGGAAGGCGAGTGTCCTTATTGTCTACAAGCAGTTAGTAAAGACCATTTGGACGCGGAAATTAAAATATTAGTCGATAGAATGCATATACAAGAAGAAAAGTTAGATTATTATGCAAAAGAATTGAAAAATTTAAGTTTGGAGACTCAAGAATTAAAAAAATTGAAGTTTGAGTATAATTCGGAGATGAGGGAAGCTGATAAAGAATTGCACATCATAGAAAGAAAATTAATTTCAATAAAAGCTGATTCTAATAATGCTATGCGTGATTTACAAAAAGCTAGATTAGCTATTATTGCATTAGAAAAAGAACAAAATCCTTATAAAGAGGAGGAACGACAAAATTTAGAGTCCGTGAAAGAAATAAGTGTTCAAATTAAACAACAAAGTAAAGATTTAATTGTTTCTGAAAAGAAAACAAATAGTGTGCGTTATTGGATCAAAGGATTTAAAGAAATCCGGTTATTTTTAATTTCAGAGGTACTAACTCAGTTAGAATTGGAAGTTAATAACTGTTTATACCAATTAGGTCTTAGAGATTGGAAAATAGAGTTTGCTGTAGATACAGAAAACAAATCTGGCACTATCAAAAAAGGTTTTACAGTTTTAATTTACTCTCCTTATAATACAAAACCTGTTAATTGGAAGAGTTGGTCAGGAGGGGAGTCTCAGAGATTAAGACTTGCAGGAACATTGGGATTATCTAATCTTATTTTAAATAGAAATGGAGTTGAATCTTCGTTAGAAATTTTTGATGAGCCTACTACTGGATTAAGTGAAAAAGGTATCCAAGATTTATTAGAAACCTTAGATTCTAGATCAAGATTACAGGAAAAGCAGTTATTTGTAATTGATCATCGTTCTCTTGAATATGGAGGTTTTGATAAAATTTTTACTGTAGCAAAAGATGAAAAAGGTTCTAGATTTGAAGAGTCCAATGAGGTTACAGCATGAAACCACATTTAGATTGCAGACCAATTGATCCTCCAGGAAGTCCTAGAAGATGGAAATGTCTAGATTGTGGAACAGTTGCTGATAGTTTAAATTCTTTGTTAAATAATTATGAATGTACAGGTCCTAAAAAAGATCAAGATACAAGACTATTAGATGCTTTAGAGGGAATATGATTAAATACGATGCACATGATTGGGCATGTATCTTTTATCAATGTTGGGTAAATTCACGTGTGCATGTAAAAAATAAATGGCCTAAAGGTATGTATGATGTGTATGAAAATTTTATGGAAATTGCATTAGCTCAACATGGTGTAGATGCACAGGTTATTGCAGAGCAATTAAAAGATGAAAAATATAATGAAGGTTTTATAGATCCTGCAATGACAAAAGATAAAATACAAGAATTTGGAGATTTAATAAATCAGTTGGCTCGGGTAATGGGTATGCAAGTAGAAGAAGTACTTGATCTTATAGTTAATATAGGATTATCCGAAGAAGACGCAAGTTCCATAAAGGAGTATTGCAAAGATGATATTTAAATCAGCTGAAGAAATAGAAACTTTTATAGTTCAGTATGAAGAATTGCAAAGAGCCCTTGAACCTATTGCAAATATTCTTATTGAACTTGAAAATTTTAAAAGTAGAATAGATTGGGATGATATTAAAATAGAAGAAAATCAAACTTATGCATATTTTGAGGAATATGAAGGGTGCGGCAATTATCAAGAACATTCACTTTTAATTCCATTTGAATATCTTTTTGATAAAGAATGGAAAGAACTAGCTAAGAAGAAAATTGAAGAAAAGGTCATGAAGAGGTTAAAAGAAGAAGAAGAGAAATGTAAAGAAACGGAACAAAGACGCCTTACACAAGAATATAAGATGTTTTTACAACTTAAAGAAAAATTTAAAAATGATTAAATGTTATTTTGAAAATGGTGTTGGAATCATTTCACAAAATTATACTTTTTCAATAAAAGGATCAGAAAAAGATAAATATCTATTACATGTAACAAAATGGCAAACCTGTAAATATGTGCGACTTGTTGCTATAGGTGAAGATTGTAGAAAAATATATGAAAATTTTTTAAATATAAGAAAAGTTCAAAATGATGAGTGTCAATGTACATGGTTTGGAGACGAGGCAAAATTTATATTATGGAATCTTTTGGATTTGATAAAATTAGGATATTTTGAAAATGAATGAAAAACCTTGTGTGGAATTAAAGATTTTAGATGCTAGGTTGCATGAATGGGGAATACCTGAATATGCAACACTAGGTTCCGCAGGATTGGATTTAAGAGCTTGTATTAAAGAAGATGTAAATATATGGCCTGGAGAGACGATTTTAATTTCTACGGGTATTTCAATTCATATAAATGACGAAAATTTATCAGCTTTGTTACTTCCTAGATCTGGGTTAGGTCATAAAAATGGAATTGTTTTAGGTAATTTAGTTGGTCTTATTGATTCTTCATATCAAGGCACTGTTTTTGTGTCTTGTTGGAATCGGAATGAATCAGGAGCATCAGGCGTGTATGCAATTCGTCCAGGAGATAGAATTGCACAAATGGTTTTTGTTCCTGTTGCACAAGTAGATTTTAAAATAGTTACAGAATTTGTAGAATCTGAAAGAAGTGTAGGTGGTTTTGGTTCTACAGGTAGATCATAATGGAATTTGCTAATGTTCAAAATAAATCAGGAAAATTTATTGTACTAGAAGGGATAGATGGTGCGGGGAAAACTTCCGTATTGCAAGAGATAAAAAAATTTCTTAATAAGAAGGATATTCATGTAGTTGTTACTAGAGAACCAGGAGGCACTAAATTAGGAGAAGCCTTAAGAACACATCTATTATATTCAGAACTTGAGATCTTTCCTTCTACAGAACTTCTTTTGATGTTTGCTGCAAGAATTCAACATTTAGAAGAAGTTATTTATCCTGCATTAAGTCAAGGTAGTTGGGTAGTATCTGATAGATTTACAGATTCTTCTTATGCATATCAAGGAGGAGGAGGTGAATTAAATATGAGTGTTGTCCAAACCTTAGAATTAGTTGTGCAAGGAAATTTTCGTCCTGATTTAGTGTTTGTGTTAGATGTGCCAATTAAAGAAGGGTTATTAAGAGCTACAGAAACTGACAACTTTCACGCTAGACTATATGAATTTTATGAAAGAACTCGTGCAATTTATTTATCTAGAGCACAATCTTTATTTACACATAGATTGATAGATGCTACTAAATCTAAAAAAACTGTGTTTCAACAAGTTTTGAAAGAATTAGAAATTTTTATAAGGAAAACCAATGGAAAAAATTAGAATGAATGAAGGGATTCAACGTCCTGAAATTTTGAATGGAAGAACTTATAAAATTTCAACTCCCATGGATGATCATGCGATGTACATTACAATAAATGATATTGTATTAAATGAAGGTACAGAGTTTGAAAATAGAAGACCTTTTGAAATATTTATTAATTCTAAAAACATGGAACATTTTCAATGGATTGTATCTTTAACAAGAATTATTTCTGCTGTTTTTAGAAAAGGTGGAGAAGTTAATTTTTTAATAGAAGAATTGCAATCTGTGTTTGACCCTAAAGGTGGTTATTTTAAACCTGGCAGTAAAGGAAAATTTATGAACTCTGTTGTAAGTGAAATAGGGGAAGTTATAAAAATTCACTTAAATCATTTAGAAATGCTTAAATTAGAATTTAAATCTAAAAAATAAAATCACTCTTGTAGTTTTCCTTAGTTGGATTTATAGTTTCTATATAAACTAGAAACTAGAGAATCTAATGCCTAATAATATCAAAGCTCCTGAATTTGCAGGTAATGCGGTAAGTGCTTTTGAAAGAACTTATAGCGCGTTATTTGAACAAGCCCACACCGAAGTAAACAGATTAGAAAAAGTAAATCGAGCTATGGGTATGGTTGAAGAAGCTTTGTTGGATCCTGATAGAATTGCACAAATGGAAGTCAACCAACAAATTGCATTAGCAGAATTACTTTCTAGAACTTCTAATACTACAATTAGGAATCTTGTACAGTTCGGTACTTTATTTATGAACATCAGAAGTGTCGTAGGATTATTAGATGGAGTCCAAAAATTTACAGGTTCCGAAATACCTCACCAAGGAAACGACTTTCCTCAACTTGAAAATTCACGTGACTTTGATGGACTTGAATGATCTGTGCAAAGAACAAAATAAAGATGTAGTAAAAATTTTAATCAGATTTAGAGTTTTGTTAGAAAGTTATCTTTTGTTTAAAAAAGGAGATGATTATAAGGAAGAGATAGAAAATACAGCAGAAGAAGGTGCTTTACATCTATTTTTGAATTTAAAGGCACATGAACATTTTTTAAATCCTTATAGATTTTGGTTTGTGTATATTCAAAAAGTGGCGTTAAGTACATACAACAAGCTGTATAGGCTACAGGATAGGGTAACATTATTGGACACTTTAATAATTATCAGGGATAGTGACCCTTACAGAGATCCTGTTACTACAAATGAAAGGGATGGCCATGTATTTTTGTCTAAATGGTATGCACAATTATTAAGGTCTAACACATTGGAAGTAAGTATAGATTTTGCAAAGCAATATGATCCTTTATTAGGAAGTTATTTAGAGAAAAGAATAAAAAAAGATTTAAAGAAACTAAGTACTAGGGACTTGTTAGCTATTTATAAAGGTTATGTAAAGAAATCAGTTATGGAAGTGAAAAGATGCAAAAAGAAATTAAAAGGCGTGTTTCTAAGAGAACCCCCAAGCCTCAGGTTGAATCAAGAGTCGAGAAAATAGATAAAGTATTTGAGTACTATTTTGATTTAGGACCTGATAGGTCTTTGATTACTTTATCTAGTAGAACAGGTATAAATTTTGATCTTTTAAAACAATGGGCAGATGCTTTTGGATGGGATGAAAAGATTGCTGACAGAAATAAGGATTTAGATAAATCTTTTGAAACTTATTATAAAAATAAATCAAGAGACATAAGAAATAGGTTAGTAAGACAAATGGAGAATCTTTTAGGGGAAATGGAAACTTGTTCGTTAGGGTTACCTTTTCATATTAAGGATGTACAGGATTTTAGAAATCTTGCAAATGCGTATGAGTCTTTAGTAAGAGCTAATAGTCTTGCAATGACAAGAGCTGTGGAAGGGAATAATTCGGATGCTCCTACATCTTGGGCAGATTTATTAGTGTCTGCTTCTGATAAAGATGTTATAGAACATCAAGAATGAGTAGAATATCTATAAAAGGTTCTGATTGGCGTGGAACCATCATTCAAAAAGCTCAAAAAAATCCTGCTTGGTGGATTAGAGAAGTTTTAGGCGGGGATCTTTGGTCCAAGCAGGAAGATATTTGTCAATCTATAGTAGATCATGAAAGGACGGCTGTTCCTGCATCTTTTGGTGTAGGAAAATGTTTAATTTATAACGAGAAAGTACCTTTATCTGATGGGCGTGTGGTGTTAGCGGACACATTGATAGGTACACAGTTTGGTATAATTGCATTTGATGAAAAGACAGGAAAGCAAGTACCTTCATTAGCTTGGGCTACTGATAATGGAGTTAAACCTGTATACCAAGTCACTGCCGCAGGTGGAAGCAGAGTTACTAGAACTGGAAACCATCCTTTGTATGCAGCAACTCTTACAAAAAATAAAGCTACTACGAGACTATCAGATCCAGGTTTTAGAAAGATAGAAAATTTAAAAATAGGAGATGCTGTTCTTTTACCTAAAATTTTAAAAATTGAAGGTCAGATTCCAAAAAGTGACGATGAAGTAAAATTAGCTGGTTATTTGATAGGAGATGGAGGCACTACAGGAGGAGTAACTTTTACTCAACAAGAAGGTCCTGCAAAACAAGAATTTGTAGAAGTTGTAGAAAGATTAGGTGGCATTTGTGTTCCTATGAAAGGAGATCCTTTAACTTTTAGAGTTACAGGTCCAAAACATGTTAAAAAAGGAGGTACTTCAAATAATCCAATTTTAAATTTAGTAAGGGAATGGAAGCTTTTAGGTAAAACTGCAAAAGTTAAATCTTTTCCTGATTGGGTATGGACTTTACCTAATTCGCAATTGGCTTTATTTCTTAATAGGTATTTTGCTTGTGATGGATGGGCATCTTCTAGTATAAAAATCAATAAACAAGGGAAAGTAAGAAGAAGTACAGAAATTGCTATAACAAGTGCTTCTAAAGAATTAATAGAAGATGTAGAGCTTGCAATGCTTAGATTAGGTATTCGGGGTTTTAAAGCTTGTAGAACTTTTAGTGGCAAAGAAAGAGGTTTTAAATCTGAGTTTTTAACTGCGTGTTGTTGGGGTTGTAAAACTTTAGAAAGTATGGAAAGATTTTCTAAAGTAATAGGTATTTATGGAAAAGAAGTTGCAGTAGAACAATGTTTAAAAGTTGCTAGAGGAAGAAAACTAATAGCTCCAAGAAGATGGACACAAATGTCTTTGCCTTCCGAAGAGTATATTTGGGTCAGAATAAAAGACATTGAATATATAGGTCCAAGAAAAACAGTAGCTATTTCGGTTCCTAAATACCATACGTATCTTACTACTTTTGTAGAACATAATACTTGGCTTGCAGCTCGTATTGCTTTATGGTTTTTATACAACTTTCCAGGTGCAAAGGTAATTTCTACTGCTCCTACTTCTCGTCAAGTACGCGATTTACTTTGGTCAGAAATAAGAACTGCACATTCTCAAGCAAAGGTTAAATTAGGAGGAGACCCCTTACAGTTATCTTTAAAATTAAATGACGATCAATTTGCAATAGGATTTAGTACCGAAGAAGGAAACATGGATATGTTTACTGGGTACCATTCTCCTAATCAGCTTGTTATATTTGACCAAGCAGGTGGTTTGCCTAAGATGTTTTGGGAAGCTGCGGAAGGTTTAATGACTTCTGAAAATTGTCGTTGGTTAGCTATTAGTAATACCGCAATATCAGATTGTCCTTTAGCAGATATTTGTATGCCAGAAAGGAAATCTAAGTATGGCACTTGGAATATTATTCATATTGGTGCTGAAGAATCTCCAAATGTTGTAGCAGGTAGAAACATCTATCCTGGATTAGTCGCGTATGATTGGGTAGAGAAACGTAGGAAAGCTTGGGGAGAAGACGATCCTTTATACAGAATTTTTGTAAAAGGTGAATTTGTACCTAGTGTGCAAATGGTAGTGCTTCCTTACCAATTTTTAATTCATGCATACGACAAGGATGGAGAATTAGATGATGATGCGTTAGAAATAGGTCTTGATGTTGCCAGATCAGGACTTGATTCTACGGTTTGGTTTGTAAGATGCGGATCTGCTGCATTAGAGATGAAACGTGTAACTGGCAACGATACTATGCAGGTTGCAGGTGAAACAATTGAATATATTCGTTATTTAGAAAGAAAGTATCGAAAGGTAGTTCGTACTATTAAAATAGATATAATAGGTTTAGGAGCAGGTGTTTATGATAGGTTAGCAGAACAAGATTTGCCTGTGCTTCCTATTAATAATTCTGAAACAAAGGTAGTTGTAGATAAAGAACGTTTTAGTAATGTCCGTGCAGAAATGGCTTGGGCATTAAGAAAAAGATTTGAAGAAGGATTTATAGGATTAGCTAGATTAGAACGCAAAGTACCAGATTTATTGGAAAACTTAAAAGGTGATCTACAGATTACAAAATATAAGATCACATCTGCAGGTAAAATTCTTTTACAGCCTAAAGAAGAAATTAAGAAAGAATTAGGAAGATCACCTGATTATTGGGATGCTTTAGTAATGGCTTATGAAGAGCCTGGAGGAGGTCCTGCAAATGTAGAATTTTTGAAAGCAGAAAAAGAAGATGAAAAAGTAATGTCAGATGAGGATTGGTTATCTTTTATGGGCACAGAAGTAGATATAGACGATCCTAGTTTTCATTCTGTGGATTTTTAATTGTCAAAATTATTTGATTGTTATACAATTCTTGTAAATAAATCTAGATGATGCTAATTTTAATTTTATGAGAGTTTTCAGTTTTAGCGATTGGCTAACTAATTCAGGTTCAGAAGGTTTAAAGAACTTCTCTCTTAGTCAGAGTTATCAACGGATTGCATGGGTGTATTCCTGTGTAAATATCACTGCTTCTACTGCTTCCAGTGCTGCTTTGTATTTTTATGAAGGGTCTTCTCAAGAAGCAAGTAATCGGATAACTGATCCAGATCATCCTGTTAATCAACTTTTCCAAACACCTAAAGAGCCAGAAATTCCATCATTAAGAGAATTGTTATATAAAACATTTTCTTATTTAGGAATTTCAGGTGAGATTTTTTGGGTATTTTCAAGAAAAAAAGGTCAACTTACTACTTTAGAATATAGAATAGGCCTTAAACCTATATTAAGCAATGCAGCAGTTCCTAAATTATTAGGTTGGAAAGAAATTACAGCAAATGGAACAATCCTTACCTATACTGTTCAACAAGTTTTGCCTATTTTAAATTTTAATCCTGCTGATCCTTATAGTGGAATGTCTCCTCTTCTTGCAGCAAGATTGAGTATAGAAACTGAATTTAATATTGCAGGTTGGAATACTTCTTTCTTTAAAAGTGGGATGAAAAACCCTTTGCTTTTACAAGCAAAAGGAACTCTTACTAAAAACCAAAAAACAGAGATTAAGAAAGAGATATCAAATTATTACAGTGGGATAGAAGGAGGTCATGGAGCACTGTTGTTGCAAGGAAATATAGATGTTACACCTTTAAAAGTATCTCCAAAAGATGTGGACTTTGTCCAAGGAAAAAAATTAAATAGAGAAGAGATAACCTCAATTTATGGAGTACCTCCAGCGTTAGTAGGAATATTTGAATTTGCTAATTATGCAAATGTGAAAGAGCAACGTAAAATCTTTTGGGAAAATACGTTGTTGCCAAGGATGAATAAAATTTCTGATTTATTACAAACAAATGTATTAAATCGAGAATTTCCAGGAATTACATGCGCTTGGGACACTTCACAAGTTTTAGGAATGCGAGATGATCCTAAAGATTTAGCTACTGCTGCTAAGACTTACCAAGATATGGGGTATGATGCACAACAGATTTCCGTGATCTTAAATACGCCAGAACTTGACATTGCTATTAATCCTGGTTCTAAAAAAGGTGCTAAATTAAAACCTCTTTCAAGTGCTGCACCGGTTGCGGCACCAGCTACTACACCAGTTGCTACCCCCAAACCTAAGCCAAAACCTGAAGAAGAGTCAAATTCATTAGTTGTAAATGATTTAGATAGATTTTTGAAATGGGCGGAAGCTTATTCGACTTTAGAATCTGAGGAGTTGAAAGGTTCTATTGCAACGGTAGAAACCTCTATTCAAAATTTTGTAGATAAATTAGTTCCTTTTGTAAATCAAGGTTCTGTATTAAAACAGCTTAGATGGGCAAATTTATGGGAAGATACAGTAGGTCGAGAGCTTTCTAAAGTAGGCGAAGAAGCTATTTTAGCAAGTGTCAAGGTTATGAAGTCTGTTGAGAACCAAGGAAGGATTGAAACTATTCAAGATATAAAATCTTATGTATCTTTTAAAACATTAAAAAAATTAAAAGCTTTAGTACATTCTCAAATACAAGAATCCAGAGATATTCCTATAAAGGTTTTAAATGCATTAGAAAAAGGGGATTCTTTTGTTTGGAATAAACTAAAAGCATCTATAGATGTATTAGCTGCATCTTTAGTCTATACAATAAGAGAGACAGTGAGGCATTTAGCATTTCAACTTTTAGGTGTAAAATCTCTAATTTGGGTTTCTAAAGGTGACTGTCATAAACTTCTACATGGACAAAGAATAGATTTAGGTAAAGAATTCTTTTCTATTGGTGCAGATCATCCACATCAAAAAGGATTACCTTTATCAGATGTTATAGGATGCAATTGCACCACTGTACCTTTAGAATTTTTAAGGATTTAGGTTGTATCTTAGCAAGATTTGTATACATAATTGTGTAACTAAAATTTCTTTCTCTTTAAAGAGGTTGTTTCATGAAATATTCTGCTCCGTTTAAATTTAAAGGGGCAATAAAATCAGATGGCGATACAAAGCTGTATTCAGCTATCGCTTCTACCGATGCGTTAGATCGGGACAGAGAGGTTTTATTGCCTAAAGGTTGTGTTACAGAAAACTTTTTAAAGAATCCTGTGATGCTTCGTATCCATAATTATCAGCATATTCCTGTAGGTAAGGTTCATGCGATTAGAATAGATAAAGATGCAGTGGAGTTTGATTTTGAATTTTCAGATTCAGACGAAGGTAAAGAAATCGAAGATCTCTATGTAAAAGGATTTATGAGTGCGTTCTCTGTAGGTTTGTATCCTTTGAAGGCTCTATGGCTAGATGATGACAGTCCTAAACAGATGGAAGTTGAAGTTGCTAACGGAGAGACTCAATCTTTTGATCTTACTAAGTA